TTGTCTTGGCGAGTTTGTCGCGTGGTGGGAGGCTTTCAAGGCTTCGCACTGCGAAGGCCTGTATGCTAATTGGTCCTGCAATGATGACCTAGTGGTCAGATTCGTGTTCCGAAATGCATACTCGGTTTTCAATTACAAGCTTGACTTGAAAGATCGATACATCCCCAAAGCTGTGTTCGAGATGCAGGTAGGCTTGCTCAAATTGCAGGCGGTACCAACCATCACCAAACCCAACGGTAGCGAGTCTTAGCCAATGACCGAGCCACAGCTCGACGCGAATCCAGACTGTTCTAGGTTCAAAGATTTAGACATCTTGATCAGGCTCAAAATCATGGAGTCGTTTGGAGTACCAGTATCTTTCCTGGGTAACCAACCCAACTACTCGTCGGCACGCCTCGACTCGTGGGATTGGGAGAGCACCCTGCCAATCCTAAAGCCCAACGTTAGCGAGTCTTAGCAAGACTCGCACAAGCCAGAAAAACCAAAGGATTTCCCGTCCGTGGTCCTAGTTGTGGTCCTGGGTTATCCGTAGACTACAAGCAGCAAACAGGGGGAGACCAGTGACACTGGAAGACGTAGAACGCGCGAAAGCTAGAATCCGACTGTACAAAAGCGGACGTACAATCCGAGAGGTCTGGGGACCTCACGTCAGCTATCAGGATTCGTACGTCGACGACTGCAAGCTCGTGGCCGATTGGTACGCATGTCACGCAGACCAAATCGACGCGGAGCGATACCGATGGTTGCGAGCACAGCACCATAGCGAGTCGACGTTATGCGTGGTGCAAAACCCTAAGGACGCAGTAAAGCCCGGAAAGAGTTGCCCAAGTGAAGAACACCTGGACAACCTTATCGACAAGGCAATAGGAGGGAAACCATGACAAATCCGGGCAAGTTAATTGGAGTCACTGAGGTCAACGGCATTGGCACTAGGCACATGTCATTCCGTACACAGATGACGAAAGATCAGTTTTTTGAAGCCATGAACGAACAGGGCAGGGTGTTCAAGCTCGAAATGCGTAGCTGGGACGCAGAGACGGGTGAAGCGGAAATTACCCTCGTGCCTGGAAACGGACTGATGGCGTGGTACGAGGGGCACAACCCGCCGATCGAAGACGAATCACCCACTCTTCCGCCTGAGGGCCCGGAGCTCGGCTAGGGTCATCTTGCCATCGTTGGGCCGCTTGGCGATCTTCTCGACGGCTTCGACTCGCTGCTCGACGGGGGACGGCTCTCGGGATTGATCCTGCTCGGGTCGATCCTGTCCGGATCGGTCGCTCATGCTGACCTTGCGTCGGCGTACCACTCGGTCAGACTCGCCGGGGACCTTTACCCCCAGGATCGATGCACCCACCGCGGCCAGGATCGTCGAGTCGAGGAAGTGATTGTCCCGTCCTGGCCTGCATCCCCACTCAAACAGCTCTCTGCCTTGCCCCTGGGTCTTCGTGGGGTATTCTGCAGAAAGGTTGTCAGCGACCATCCGGTGACGCAGCGGGGCGGCTCGGTAAAGCCACCAAGCTCCAGGCTCACCGGCATCGGTGGTCCAGCGGTCCATCATGGCGGTCTTCCACGAGTTGGTATCTACGAGGCAGTACCGCGGGGCTCGGGTCCCGCGGGTCGGTGGCATCCTCCAACCGAATCCCATCCGCTCCCCGGCTTTCTTTTTTTCCTGGTTCCAAGGCCTCTGGCGTGCCGTGACTCCCTTGCCATGGCTTGGAACCACATGCTGATGCATCTGCGAAAATCGGTAGACGACTTCCGTCTGGTACCCTGCATCGACCACCATGATCTCGGGCCGGAGCTGCGTTCCGTCGTCGCGAGTGTAAGTGACTGCGAGTCGTTCTTCCCGGAGCTTGCCGAGCGCGACCAATAGCGACTCGGTCGAGGATCGGATTCCGGTGGCTCGTATGATGGTCCGATCGATGTCGGCGAGCGTGACGTAGTCGATCCCGGGCTCGGGCCAGATACCATAATCGACGACGAGCCCAGAGAAGTCGGCTCCGACGCCAGCGACTGTCCACCAAAGCGAGGATCCTTGGACGTCGACCCCCAAGGTAATGTGCTCGACCCAGTCGGGAATCTCCCCGCGTCGGTGGGTCGGGAGTATCCGCAAGCAGAACTCATCCGAAGTAAGGCAGCGGATTCCATCAACCGCAACAATCGATTTCTTGGGTTCATTCTGATACTCGGCGTCAAAGGTGTCCGGATTGTCGAAACGAAGATTCATCGCGTGCTGGATCGCGGAGATCTCGTGCGGGAACTTTCGGTAGGCCCAGCCTGCTTTAGACCCTGCGTCCATCGCTTCGCGGTTGGCCTTATAACATTTGTTAGCTTTCGGGTGCTCGTCGTTTCCTTCGGCGATCTCTTCGGATCGAAGATCAAAGTACTTTTGCCAGAGCTCGGTGTTGGTCGGCCACTCATAGACCAGCCTGCATCGATCGCCGTGCCATTTGGGCATAAGCTTGTTGTTGAGCATCCGGTCGGCGGCGTCGCCTTCTCGGATCACCGTGACGGCCGCAAAGCCTGCAATCCGTTTCCCAGGCCCACCAAGGCCCAGGATTGCCCCACCGATCACCTTTTCCCGCTTGGCGCATTCCGCGTCGGACAATGCCGAAGTGTCGGTCTGCGGGTCATTGACGAGCACGAAACCGGGGCGGATCGTTTTGCCGTCGGCGAGTACTTTCTGCATCCCTCTAACCCTACCGAGGATCCCAGTGCAGCGAATGATTGCCCCGGATGCCTGCGATCCCTCGATCGTTGGGAACACGAGCTCCTTGCGACGCCATCCGATCAGTGTCCGCTTGCCTTGGGTGGTCTGCGCGTTGCCTCGTTGGGTGATACCCTCGAGGCATCGGATGGGGAAAGCGATCTCGGGGAAGTCCTCGAGAAGCAGCGGGTTGGTTTCCCACTCGATCTTGATGACGTCGAGCGATTCCTCGGCAGCACCTTCGTCGGCTTCGACTAGGACTCCGAATCTCTGGTGTCCATAGGTCAGCACCCAGAGCATGGCTCGCAGGAGGATGGTTGTCTTGCCACTCCCTCGAGGCATAGCGATGCATTTCAAACCACCGTTGATCGCTCGCTCTTCGATGTCCTTGAGGATCCGCTCATGGTCCTCACTGAACGGCAGCGGGAAGGACTCTTTGAAGTACGTCAGAAGGTACTTCTTTAAGTTGAGCCGACAGGACTCTCGGCGCTTGGCGTTGACGATCGCCGGAATCGGACCGATGTCTCTGGCCTCGGTCGATTCCTCTTTGGCTTTGGAGGCCTGGCGTTTGCGGTGCTTGGCATAAGAGTCCTTGGGACGCTCCGAGCCAGACTCGTTGTCGTCGTCCTCGGGATCCTCAGGAGCTGCTGCGGCTGGCGGTCGCTTGCGTGCCATCAGTATCGTTTAGGCCTTTGGCGTGGAATACCATGCTTGGGGGCACAAGCACACTGGCGGTAGTACCAAGTGATCCGCTCTCGAGTAGAGGCGGCTTTGTACTTGGCTCCACAGCAGGGGCATGTGGGCGCCGTGCCTCTAGCCTGACGACGGTATCGTCCGTGCGGGCTGGAATTGTGGGGCATGAGATGCGTCATCTCGGCATTTAGTTCGGCGAATACGACCATAGTCCTGAGTCCTCCTGGCTAGTGCGAATCGAAGTCCCATCAAATAGCGACGCTCCGTCTTTTGGTTGCTCTTTGGTCGCCACACCAAGCTGGACAAGCCTCTCAGAGAGGGTCTGGTGCTCGCTGATCCACAGGTGGCCTGGTTGCTTGGATTTGGGCCGGAGGTTGCGAAACCATTCCCGGTCATGCTGCGGGGTGGGGATCAGCACTCGAGTCCACAAGGGGCACTTCTCGAGGATTCCGACCGTTGCACGGTAGGCCGCGACTCCAGCAGGATTCGGTTCTTCTTTGTCGTGCTTCTCGTCGGTCCCCATGCGTTTATGCTCGATCTTGCGAGACATGGGCGGCGTGAAGCAGTCGATCAGCACCAGTTCGATTTCGCTGTCGTCAGGCAGCATGATTCGGATCACGTTGGGGGACAACGCAAACATGATCTTCGCGCGAGTCATCAGGCCTAGCAATCGTGGGCAACGCATGGGCATCAATCCTTTGGGGTAAGTGTGAGCGCAGGGTTTCCTACCAAGCGGAGCTGCTCGACGAGCGATCGCAGCAATTCGGTTTTCTTTGGCTCGCCGGAAGCATGGACAAAATGGGCGTCGGGAAGGATCCGGTTGAAGCTTCGGTTCCAAATCTGACAGTTCTTTTGAGGCGACAGGATTCGCTTCGCGACTTGCATTCGGTGGAAGTTGATCCCGACCAAGGTTTGCTCGGAAACATGGCCAGTGGGGATCGGCAGCGTCGGAGGTTTCCACACATCCGCACCGTGCTGCTTGCAATGAACCACGCCCGAATTCAGGGATTGAATGAAAAGCCTAGAGACTGGCCGGTAGTCGATGCAGCTCGAAACCGACTTGACCGACGCCTCGACCCAAGATGTCGCAGGCAGGTAATTAAACTCGTCGTGGATCGAAACGCTTGCTTGCGTCTGGAAAATCGATTCGTCGGCCGATTCGGTTACCAGCACATCGGCATCGAGGTAAAGCGTTTCCTCGTACTGTTTCGCGAATGCATGAACTCGGAACTTCTCCAGGCCCCACCAGCCCTGGGTGGTATTCTTCAAGGCGACGAAATCCGCACCGCAGGCCGCGGCGTAGGCTCGCATCGGGCCCTCGGTGTACCGCAGCCACTCACGAGCTTTGCCGGTTGCGACGGTGATCACAAGACGCCGACCGCCCTTGATGGTATCATTCACAGGGCGAAACCAAGCCACTTGCCCGGCCGCAGCAATCCTCGACCAGATCTCGCGAGCGCGGGCAAGTGGCACTTGGGGGTGCGAGTGATCGACATCGATCCTCTCGTTGATGGCGTTGTGCAGTTCGACCCCCCAATAGAAAAACGAATCGGGACTCACGAGTACTTCGTCTGTCAGTGGAAACGTTTCCAAGGTCGCTTGGATGTGGATCGCACAAGAGCACCCAGGAGGAAGGCTCCAGTGCAGCCACTCGGCAAACCAGGCTTTGGCCTTGGCCGGGTCCCAGTCGTTGGCATGCCGAAACGAGTACAGGTGAAGTGCTGGCCAACCCAGGTCCCGTTGCTCGGGCTCGAGGTATCGGCCCTCGCCGAACTCATGGACGACTCCGGTGATTCCATCGACAGCCTGCGTGGTGTATGGTCCGGGCAAAACTGGATGCCCTAGTGGGTCGCGCATCAGTAAAGCTCCACGGTCCATTCGGTCGGGAATGCTGTATCAGGCAGCAAGCCAGGCGTAACGACTCCGGAATCCGTTGATCCGGTCAGGGTGTTCTCAAAACCGGAAAAGTAGTTGATGGAATTTGGAGGATCGCAGAATGGATCGTCGCAAGATGTCGGCGTGCAAAGACTGGTTTCGGCAGTGTCGAGATTGCCCGAGTCCGAAGGGACATCAAAGTCGGTGCAAGTGAAATCAGGTGGATCGCCAAAGGTGGGGCTAGAGGCAGAAATCTCGGCAGCGCACCTCGGGCCGCAGCTCAGGCCCACTGCGTTCTCTTGATTGAACACCATTGGAAACTCAAGCGTGTCGACCGAGCGACGGAGCACTTGGCGAAAAGGATGCAGGGTGACCGACAACAGCGACGGGTTGAATGGCGGTGGTGATCCGACTGGCCAGACTCCGCTGGTACTGTTCGAGCATTGCCCAGGCTGATCGCAAAACTGGGATGATGAAATGACTGTCGTTTGGGATCCCTGTGTGACCTGAGTCGCCCAAGTCAATCCGATCTGTCCTTCGATCACGAGCGCTAGACGATAGCGGCACGCGTCCGGCTCGTCGCATCCGTAGCCAGGCTGAGTGCGGCTGATGTACAGCCGTGCAGTCGTGATCCCAGCTCGCAGACGCCAGCCCAGCACACACCCTAATGCAGTCTGGTAAGTGGATCGACAGGTCTCAATCGGCCCAATGATTTTGCAGGGCCCCGGGAGGCTGGGATTTGTGCAAATCGCCCAATCGTAATCGACGCTCGTGTAGGTCCGTCCGTAGCGTCGCCATTTGTAGATTCCATTGGCATCACTCAGATCGTTCGGAGCCGCTCTTGGAAAAGCGGTGATGCTTGAGCAGCATCCGTTGACCGTCGCAAAGCTGGCATCGTACACCACGGCAAAGGGCAGCAGTCCATTGTTGCCAGTCACCTGCATGCTGTAGAGACGGTCAGACAGCTTTGGTTGTCTGCATGCGTCTCGGCAGCGGTAGCACTTCTTTTGCGATCCGTTGGCGTCGCACCAGGCACAGGTCATTCCCTCTATGATCGTCGATGTCATTGGCTAGCTCCCCACACACCAAGGAGTGATCACTTGCCAGACTCCGCTGACGTACACGCACCAGCCTTTGTCTCCATTGACTTGCCAAGTCGCGATGTTGAACGGATCTCGGATCAGTGTCGAGTAACCTCCTGCCCCGCCGATCGTGGCCGTTGCTGAACCCGATCCCCAGTTCGTGGTCAGTGTGTAACTAGATTGCATAGATCTGCATGACAGATCCCAGATGCCGAAACCAGCACCTCCAGAAAGGCCAGAAGTGTTGGCGACAACCCTTGCTAGGCCGAACGCGCCCCCAGTAACGTTTCCGGCTATTGGCTGGACGAAACCACTAGATGGCGAGCCATTTGCGACAGCCAAACCGGCGATAGCAACACGACCGAACTTGCCGTCTTTGATGGGCTCCAGAGTGACTGCGAGCGATTCGAAAAAGGGGTTAGCATCAGTGACCAGGGGAGTCAGGGCCTTGAGAGTGTAATACCCTTTTCGGTACTCTGGATCAACGCGAGGGCTTGCTTCTTGGGTTGAGATCCCAGGCGTGCTCCCCGCTGGAATCAGAGCAGCCTTGCAGATTGCTAGATCCGCACCGGTCTCATTCTTGGCGATGGCATGGCCGGGCCCGAGTCCATCGAGTAGAGGCGTACCAAAAGACGCTCGCTCGCCACGCGCAGCTTCGATCAGCTTCGTGACTTCTCGTTCACGCGCTGCGGACGGTCGGAATTTGTCGCCTGGGAATGTCATGATGAAGGGGGTTAGATTCCTAGCAAGGCAAAATTGCCCTCTTCGTACACTCGCTCGACGTACACTCCGCGAGGACGCCTGATGACAAAGCCACCAGACTCCCAAGCTTCATAGTCGATCCACAAGTATTCGTGCCCCTTCTTGGCAACGCCGGTAATTGTACCAAACGATAGCCCAGTACGATTTGGCGAAGCAGAAAATTTGAAATTAACAGTCGTTTCACCATTGCTCGATTGCCTGAACTCAGCGCCGGTAAAAAGTAGTTCCCCCTGGGCGAAATCTCGAAACGCTGCGTTGTTGGTTTTGTATGTCAAATTCACAAGGGTCAAAACATACGCGAAACTTAGTACGCCCTTTGCCATCGTCTTTTCGATCGAAAATTCTAGGCCAGGAATCCCGATCTCGACGCCCTTGACTCCGTTCTGATCGACGTTGATCGCCGATCCATAATTCGCAGCGCCCGAACCGTAGATCGTTGTCCCATACGACTGGGTGATTGTCTGGCTCTTGCCCTGGCTCGTGCCACTGTAAGTGAACAGATCGATCGCACGAGATTCGTATCCGAAGACAATTTCCCATGCGTTTGGCGCGAGCGGCTTCGCCTTAGCAGTGACCATCTGCATCGCGGGAAGTACTCCACTGGCCGCGATGTTCAAGGGAAACGGAGTGCTAGGCAAATCGATGGCCGCTTGTGCAGCATCCTCCGCCTGGGTGTATCCGGTGACGATAGCGATGCGGTTGAAGCTTTTACGTCCACCAATGAGATCGAAGTCCGTTTCGCGAGACTCTGCGGTTTCATCAATGGAGATCGGCAAATGCGTCCATGCACTCATGATTTAGTTAGGTCCCATAAGTAGGCGATGGTGATTGGGCGGTGTTCTTGGCGATCTGCGAGAGCAAGTCGCTCTGTTTGGCCGACTGGTCTGCCATTCGATCGAGAGCTGATGTAGTGCCACCCATCATGCCAGCAGCAAAGCCCGAGAATGTTCCTCCGACTTGAGTGGCAGTAGTCGCTTTGACCTGTTCGACGGTGGGGATCTTCCGGCTTGTCGGAGCGGACAGCGTCTTGGCTGTGTCGACCACGGCTTCAACGGCTTGCCCCAAAGGACCGAGGAAGGAAAGGAATCCTTTCCCTGGTGCGGTTTTGTCGATTTCTGCTTTCTGCGTTTCCAGTGATTGTCGGAGATCAGAAATCGATTTGTCAAATACACCAAGGGACTGAGCGTTGCGTCCCTCGCGATCGCTCTTGGTTTGATTGGCTTGGTCTCTAATGCCTTGCTGCATCTGCCCTGCTACTTGCAATCGGCCAGCATTGCCAGCCTGAAGCTCCTGGTCTCGCTTCTGATTGGCAGTGTCTAGCGATTTCTGACGCGCATCGGCTCGTTTGGCAGCATCTTTGTCCATCTGCATCGCTGCTTTTTCGTAGTCAACCGACCGGTCGATCAGCGAATAGATGTACAGCAATTTCTTGGCGATGAAGTTGACCGTTTCGTCGAACGCACCCTGCAACCAAGTGACTGCCGTTGCGAATCCTTTGGCCAGTTGGGTTGGAATCCCGGCCAGGGTGTTCACGACACCGACGCCCATTTCAATCGCACCAATGGAAACCATGGCGGACAGATCCGTCCAAGCATTCTGGAGCTTCGTGACCATCGAAAGCCACCCAGCGTAGATGTCCCGAGTGGCGACCCGGAATACCAATTGCAGGCCGGTCATGGCGACTTGGCCCGCGGCTTGCCATTGTCCGGACATCAAAGCGGTCTTGATCGCATCGAAAACCGGCAGCACAATCGATTTAAGCTCGTTGAACTTGGCGACCAGATAGCCGACCATGTCTCCCCCCACTCCGGAGAAGTAGAGAAACGCGCCGGCGGCTGCGGTGACTCCGACGATCACCAGACCGATCGGGGAAACCATGGCGGTGATCAGTCCGACGATCATGCCGAATACCGTGGCAATCGCTCCACCGATCGCAGCTAAGCCGGTCATGGCCACCGAGGCGACGGCCGCAGCGCCACCGAGGGCGAAGAGGCCAGCCAGCAAGCCAGCTCCGACCGCAGTCCATTTGGCGATCGTTACGATCAGCTCTTGGTTCTCGCCGATGAATTTACTGACGTTCGAGACCACACTAATGATTTTTTCGCCGACTGCGGTCAGCAGCGGCGCGAGGGCCGAACCGATTCGGGTCTGTAGTCCACTGATCACGCCGAGCAGTCGATCAAACACATCGCCAAGCTTGGCGGCAGCGGCGGCATCCTCGCCGGACATGGTTTGACCAAGATCTTGGGCATCCTGTTGGAGCTTGCGAATTTCCTCGGCCCCTCCGGAAAGCATGGGGACCAAGTCCGCACCGGCTTTGCCGAAGTACTCCATGGCGGCGGCACTCTTGAGCGCCGGATCCTGGATCAGTGACAGTTTGTCGGCGATCGCGATAAATTGCTCATCAGGCGACATCTTCTGCAGATCGGCGACACTCAGGCCAAGAGCGGTGAATTTATCCACGGCACCAGGCACCCCGGCGGCTGCATCGGCGATGCCCATTTGCATTTTGCGGACACCCTTTTCGAGCGTTCCGATGTCGGTGCCAGAGAGCTTGGCTGCGTAGCCGAGCGACGAAACCGCCTCAGCACTCATGCCAGTTCGCTGGGCCATGTCGTCGACTGCGGACCCAGCGTCGGCAAAATTCTTTGCCAGTGCGACCAAGCCAGTCACAGCGACCGAGCCAGCGATCGCAGCAGGGAGGCTGAGTACACTCTTGGAAAAGCCGGACAAGGCACCTTGGGCCGATGCGAATCCTTTGCCGATTCCGGTGCCCATGGTTGTGGCGACGCCTTTGAGACGTGCCATCGCGGCTTGGACTTGGGCCATGCCTTTATCGAACGAGCCCTGTTTGGTCGCGATCTCGACGTAAGCTTGACCGGCCTTGATGTTGGATGCCATGGTACTACCTCACCGATGCGATCGAGTTCTTGAACAGCTCGGGGAAATTGGGGGCTTCGGCCTCAAGCGCAGGACGCATGAAAGGCCGCTTGGGGTACCGAGCTCGGCGACGGCGAGTCTCAAATCGATACCCAGGCCGCTCGTCATACCTTCGACGGCCGTCGACCCGTCGCCAGTTGGCAGGCTCGCCCTCTCCCTCGATCGAGGCGTATCGGTACTCGCGAATGATCGCAGTCTCGCCCCGTTCATGCAGACCAGCCACAGTGCTCGTGACAGATTCGATGGTGAAGTTGACTTGGTTCAGTTGCACTGGGCCGACGATCGTCGATTCGCTTTGGGGCTGATAGGCGAACAGGATCGTTTTGAGCGAGTGCGTGTTGGGCGAGTGAGCCGACGGTGGAGAGCCAGGTGCCGAAGCGGACTTTCGCCGACGCATCGACGACCGAGCTCGCTTGCGAACGAAAGCACCAGCCTTGGACAAGACTTTGCGTTTCGCTTTTTTCAGCGAGGCAATCACTTTGGGGCGGTCGAAGAAAGCTTCTCGGACTTTGAAGGTCACATTCATGGCGTGAATTTCTCCGCAGCGACAAACGGATCCTCGTAATAAACCCGAGTCAGTTCGACGCCGGCAGAATTGTGGACAGCCACCGAGTACCGGTACTCTCCTGGGACCAGTCCGCCCGAGGTCGCCTTTGGCATTTCGCAAGTGAGCGACCATTTCCCCGATCCGATGTCCGCAGCGGTGCCGGTGACAGCGAATGGGTTGGTCCCGTTGGTTCCACCGAAGTGGACCGTGACAGCACCGACCGACATGCCAGGGATCGCGGAGATCGTCCAGACGAATGCGGTACCATGGGCGGTCAGGTAATCATCGCCGATGACGATCTGATCGATTGTGCCTTTAGCGGTCACCGGGCCAGCATACGAGACCTTGCCTGCGGTGATCGTGTTGGTTTTGGCCGCGATCACATTTTCAAGCGACAGGTAGCGAGAGTGCTCGACGGGGATCACTTGGACGCCAGATGTTGCGGACTCGGGGAAGAAGTCTGCGGTAATGCCGTTGGTCTCGCCTGCTGTCACATCAAAAAGGTAGTATCCATCCTCCATCTCGGTCGGATTGGTATCGGCGAGCGCAGCACGAGCACCGCCGTCGAGAGAGACTCGGCAAGTGATCTGCGCAGCACCGCCAGTCACCGGAGCATTGGTTGTCCGGTTGAAGGCGAATCT